GATTCGCGGCAGAGTTTGGACGGTCATCTTCCGCCCCGTTCCGTGCGAGCCGACACTTTTCGGGATATGCGATTACGACACCAAAACAATCAGGGTTCACCCCGACAAGGAACCGCGGGGAACATTGATTCACGAAGTCATACACGCTTGCTTGCCTGACCTTTCAGAAACGGCGGTAGATGAGACGGAGAGAGCAATCACAAAAGCGTTAGAAGTCTTTGAATTATGAACGAACTACCGAAACCGAAAAAGCTGGGGCGGGCAGTAACGAAACAGGAACTGGCTGCGGAGGTGGTTGACCGATTCCCAGACGCTTCCAATCGTGCCATCGCTCGCATCTTGCGGGCTGAGTATCCAGAAGCCTTTCCCTCACTTGAGGCGTGTCGTTCGGTGGTTCGGGTTATTAGGGGCGCGAACGGAGAAATGCACAGGGGAGAGAAAAGGCCAGCGGCGCGCCCGAAGCCCCTCGGCTGGCAGCAAGCAGTCATCCCGCCAACCGCATCCAAGAAGCGGACTCCTCTTGTGTTAAGGGGGCCGATGAAGTTAGGCGTGTTCTCCGACCTCCACATTCCTTACCACAACCCTCAAGCCGTTGAGGTGGCAATTGCACATTTGAAAAAACAAAAATGCGACACGTTGTTAATCAACGGCGACCTAGGCGACTTCTATGCTTGCTCTAGGCATGAGAAAGACCCGCGCCGACGACTCTCCGAAGAACTGGATTCGATCCGCCGGTTCCTCTTTTGGCTCCGCTCGCAGTTTCCGAAGCAACGCATCCTCTACAAAATTGGCAACCACGAGACGAATCTTGAGCGGTATCTCATGCGCGAGGCTCCGGTGCTGCTGGGCGTGTCAGACTTCACAATCCGGGACGTGCTGAAGCTGGACTCGTTCGGCATCGAGGTCGTGGAATCACTCCAGTTGATCCAGGCAGGTAAGCTCTCAATCTACCACGGGCACGAATTGCCGCAAGGTATGTCATCGCCGGTCAATCCGGCGCGGGGCTTGTGGATGCGCGTTCAAGAGACGATTCTGTGCGGTCACTGGCACCGCACTAGCGAGCATACCGAGACAACCGGGATCTCGCGCAAGGTATCGTCGTGCTGGTCGGTGGGTTGCCTCTGTGATTTGAGTCCCGATTACGCCATTGTTAACCGCTGGAACCACGGATTCGCCATCGTGGACATCGATAAAGACGGCTCGTTTGAAGTCCACAACCATAAAATCATCGACGGGAGGGTCTATTAATGAGCGCAAAACTACCAGCTGAAATTGTCCGAATCGCCAAACTGGAGATCGGAGTTGAGGAGATTGATGGGACGAATTGCGGGCCAAGAGTGAACCAATACAAAGCGGCAACGTGGCTTGACTCAACTAAGGGCTGGCCGTGGTGCGCTGCTTTCGTTTGCTGGGTCGTTAGGCGGGCGATGATCGAAGCCGAAGTTCAAGAGACGGATACGTTCAAGAGGCCTCGCACAGCGGGCGCATGGGACTTGGAAAACTGGAGCCTGAAACAAGACCAATCAACGTGGACGAAGAAACCGCACAGGGGCGACATTGAGGCGGGCGACATCGTAGTTTTCACGTTCTCTCACGTTGGCTTTGCGATCTCTGAGCCGGATGCGGACGGCTACGTTTTAACCTGTGAGGGCAATACTGATTCCAGCGGATCAAGGGAGGGCGGTGGAGTATTCCAAAAGCGCAGGCACTTGTCGAAAATCCGCTCCCGCATTCGCTTTCGGGTATGACCGCCGATGAGCAGGAAATGCGGCATTTCGCCGCCAACGTCAAGCCATGCCGATACGGTAAAAAGGCTGAGCTTCGCTACGACCCGGGATGCTGGGAAATCTCATGCGGCGATGCTTGCAAATGCGCCATTTGGGATGGGGAGAATTCATCGCCGCATGAGTTATTATTGAACTGGCATCAAAAAAGGGTCAACTGAGAGCGTGCATTGTTCATATTCTGGCAAGCCTGCTTGAAATAAGACTCCTTCAGCTCTGAGCCGACAAAGCGGCGATTCAACTCAAGCGCGGAAACGCCTTCGCTACCGATGCCAGTGAATGGCGAGTAAACCAAATCGCCCTCGTTGCTCCAAAGCGTTACCGCCCGCTCGATCACATCCAACTGCAACGGGCAGATGTGCTTTTCATCTTGGTCATCCCTCGCGCCATCGCGATTCAAGACTCGCCCTTGATCGATGGTCATCCAAACCGGAGACGCCACCTCCTGCCACCAATCCACCGGATACTTTGCGGGATCTTTCGTGACTGGCTTTGGATTCTCGCCGGGCTTGCGAAAAACAAGCAGATAGTCTGAACAGCCAACCCGCGAGTCACACGAGTCAGCCTTAAGCGTCTTGTAAAGCAGTCCGTGGGCCTTTGTGCGTTGCATCTCGGTGACTGGGCTTTTCCAAATGCAAATCCGCGAGTGGAACAGGAACCCTTTGCGCCAGAATGCGCGGATGATTTCGCCGCTGAAGTCCTGAAACTCAATCTTGCCGTGCTTCCATTTCGTGCTGAGCAAATCAACGCAATGAACCGCAACCTCACGCCCTGGGACCATAATCCGCATCATCTCCTCAATCAGCAGTTCAAAGTGCTGGGTGAACTCGCTCAAATCCGCGCAGTTTCCCATATCTTGCAAATCATCGGAATAGGTGAAGAGATCCGCAAAAGGTGGAGAGAAAACCGAGAAGTCGATAGACTCATCCTCAATCTGTTTTGCGACCCGCACGCAATCGCCGTGGTGGAGTGTCCAGTCTTTCCCAAATGCCGTCGTGATGTCTGTTTTCATAGTGAGCTTTTTCGTTTGGTGTTCTGTGAATGCGGCAGATGCAACTTTCATCCGCTCTTGCATATTTTGATGTTGTTCGATTTTGCGCCTGACAGTTTTGATGATGGCATCCTCGGTGGAAGCCTGGACGATGTAAGCGTTGACTTGCCGCTTTTGGCCGAAGCGATACGAGCGACGAAGTGCCTGATAAAAATCCTCAAATGAGTAGGAGAGGCCGACGAATGCGACGTTGCAACAATGCTGCCAATTCATGCCGTAACCAAAAATGCCACTCTTGGAAATCAGCACGCGCAACTTGCCATCAACAAAGTCATCCGCCGCTTGCTCCTTTTTCTTGGATGAATCGGAGCCGCGAATCTCGACGGCATCGGGAATGGCTTTTGCAAGCTGCTCGCTTTCATCGTTGGTATTGCACCAAACAATCCAAGACTCGCTCGATGCATTGACCATCTCAGCGACCTTTTGCACGCGAGCCGGTGATGTGAGTCGCATCTCTTTGTGCATCGTGGTTGCGCTCAATGTAGGAGCGCGGAATAGCTCGCCCTCCACCGCTCCCTGCGACTGGTCAACCATGACTGTGATTGTCTGGAGATTGAGCGGCGGCAGGTCGTAACCTTCATCAGAATAGCCGATGTCGGACGGCTTGGAAACGCACGCCGCCCAGCTTGCGACCCATCGCCAGAATTCGGCCTCGGCGTGACCCTTCAATCGCCAGTCGCCCGTGTTGAAGGTATCGTTGAGAAAAAACGTGGCGAGCATCTGAGCAGGCGAGCAAACGCCGAGGAAGTCGGCATGCTGACCGAACTCGGTGTAATCGTTCGGGGATGGCGTAGCCGTGCAGCAAAGCCGATATGGAGTCTCGGCAAACGTCGATGTCAGCAACCGCCGCATCTTGCCCGTGAAGTTTTTCAGGATGGATGATTCATCAAGCACAACTCCCGCGAAGATCGAGCAGTCGAACTTTTCGAGCTTTTCGTAATTCGTGATCCAAATACCAGCGCCCTTGATGTCATCGCCGGACTCAGCGACCTTCGCCTCCAGTCCGAACTTGACTGCCTCCTGCGCTGTCTGGTGAGCGACTGAGAGCGGCGTCAAGATCAATACACTCCCGCCAGTCTTGCGGCATACCTGGGACGCCCATTCGAGTTGCTGGGCCGTCTTGCCAAGCCCGCAATCTTCAAACAATGCAGCCCGTCCTTGTCGGACTGCCCACCGGAGGACGTGGGCCTGCCACTCAAAGAGCGGGGCGATGATTGGCAATGGCTCAAAGCCGTGGGATTGAGCACGTTTAGTTTTTGTCTCGATGAATTTGTCATAATCGTTCATAGGCCACCAAGAAAGCACATTCACGGGCCATGTAAATCAAAAAGTAGAAAAATATAAAATTCTACTTTACAGGGTTGGGGTGATGTGATTTACTTGCACTTGTAACCCGCACGAACGATTAAACACCATGAAATTCAAAGACCTTCCCATCGGCACAAAGTTCAAAGCAAACAATCGCCAAGGTTTGTTTGTTAAAACATCAGGCAATACCGCTTTAAATAAATTTGGGTGCGAGCAATGGTTTGCTGTCGCGGATTGCGGTGAAGGGTTTCTGTATTCGCAGAAAATGGAGGTCACGCTAGCCTAAACTAAACCAGGGGCGCGGCTGTAACGCGCAATCAATTATGACTACAATCCCCCCACCTCCACCTCCCACCGCATCCCTTAAGATCTCCACCGATCTTCACCGCCGCCTCAAAATCCACGCTGTTCAAAACGGCTACCGACTCCAGGACTTCATTGAGCGCTTCCTCGAAAAATCCCTTAACCGCAAAAAGCCATGAACGATTCGCAATCTACCATTAATCAGCCCACACCTTCTTTCGCCCTTGCCGTTGTAGTTGTCGATGCCAAAAATAAGGGCGTTGGCAAATACCTTAAACAAGGCT